AAGGGCAGCGGGGGGGTCTTACGGCGGAGGGTCGGAAACTCTGATAACAGAGAGTGCAAAGACAAAGGGGAATATCCCTAGCACTCCGAAGAAAAGTATTAAAGACCTGTTAAAGAAAGCAACACAGAAAGTTGTATACATAATCCGCAGGCTTACACCTGTTGAGGGAGAGCGATTACAGGGATACCCGGACGATTGGACGAAATACGGAGCAGACGGCAATATTATAGCCGATACGGCACGATACAGGGCAATAGGCAACAGTATATGCGTATATTGTGCGGAAAGGCTCTATATAGGCATTATACGAATCCTACAGGAGGAAGAAAAGGACAATGAAAGAAAAGACGAGAGCCTTTTATAAGGCAGTATTTAAGTATTGGTGGAACGAAAGAGTATTGAAGTTCTTTAGAAAATAGGAGTTGGTACACATGAAGAAATGTAGCTTATGTGGAGAAAAGGCATTGGAGGGCATAGAGATATGCCCGGAATGTCTGAAAAAGGCAGCAGTTGACCCAAGACAGATAAAGAGGTTACGACAGATAAGCAACATATTAAGCATAACGGCAGACACGGACACGAATATAAAAGCCTGTATGCAGAGTATAACAGAAATTGCGGACGATTTGGAAAGGGGCAGTTATGGCAAAGAAGAGAAGAAACAGGAAAGTAATACCATTCCAACAGGAAAGGACATTGACATATAACAAGGCAAAGCCGAACCGACAGGCAAGGAGATTAGGAATTAAACCCGAAGAACCAAAGAGAGAAGAGAAAAAGACGGTAAGCAAGGCAGCAGTATTAAGCCAAAAGGCGAAACAGGCAAGAGAAGCACAAAAAAGAATCACACCGCCGGGAATGACATACGGAGAATATATGGAATATCTGAAAGACAAAAGGCAGCAGTTGGAAGAGAAGAAAAAGAACATACATGAATGATACTTATATAAGTATACAAGTTGCACAAAAGATTGATGTACTTATATAAGTATATTTGTTAATTATCCCGGGTTGTAAATATACTTATATAAGTATATAATAAAATCATCAAAGGAAAGCAAGACGGAGGTAAGAAACAATGAGAAAATTTGAGGTAGGAAAAAGATACGGAGAAAACGCAGTAGTATTTGAGATTATAAAGAGAACAGCAAAAACAATTACATACGCACCAATTTACCATGCAGGAAGATATAACGAAAGCAAGAGAGAAGAAAAAACGGTAAAGATTCGTGATTGGGGCGATAGAGAAGTATTTTTTACAACAGGACACGAAACAGTAGAAGCATAAAGAGCCGAAACGGTAAGGGGCAACCGCCCCGAGCCGTCAAGACAGGTCGGCAACCTGTTTTCTGACGAGGGCAAGCCAATAGCCGTAGCAGGGATAGAGTGAAAAAATAGCAGTGGGTACGCCAACTAGAGAGCGTGCAGTAAGTCAACAGGTTTTTAGTAATTTTTTAATGCGAAAAATTGCAACGCCTATCACATAGCCGGGAAAGGCGGTGGATATATGCCAAGAAGTCCACCCGAAAAGGCTATTGCACACCTTATAGAGTGCCTAAGCCTTTAGAGATTGTATAAAGTGTGCAATGCACACGCAGGAGGTAGCCTATGGAAAAAATACCAATGACACAGGAGGATAGGGATTATTTCAAAAGCGGAGTAAGAACCCTATGCGGTATCGAGGTAATACAAGCTAAAAATATCATAAATGACCCGGAATTAAAGGTAGTATTCACTTCCGAGGATTTGGACTTTATGAACAAAGAACTTGGTAGACAGGCAGGGGCGGTATTTGCCCGAATCCTTAGAGCAATTAAGAAAATGGACTTTAAGGAAGCACAAAGAGTAATCACAGGAGGTAAAAACAGATGAAAACTATTGCAATTATTAACATGAAAGGCGGATGTGCCAAGACAACAACAAGTGTAAACATGGGGTACATCTTGGCAGAGGATTACGACAAAAAGGTATTGATTATTGATAATGATAAGCAGGGCAATTTATCTAAGGCGTGCGGTGTATGGAATAATGAAGCACCGAGTTTTGCGGATGTACTTACAGGAGATAAGACATTAACGGATGTAATGCAGCTTGGAGCGAATGGAAACATTGCGGTAGTACCTGCCAATATGAGCCTTTTAACAGCAAACCTTGCGGTAATCAAGAATGAGGAAATAGACCAAGTAACAATACTGTCTAAGGAATTGGAAAAGGTAAAAGATATATTCGACTACTGTATTATTGATTGTCCGCCAGATATAAATATATCTGTTATCAATGCTTTAGTGGCAGCAGACGAAGTTATTATACCGATTAAGATTGACGGCTACGCATTTGACGGCATGAAAGAGTTAGAGGAACAGATAAACAACGCAAAGCAGCTTAACCCAAAGTTAAAGTTTAGAGGATGCCTTGTAACAATGTTCTATAACCGTGATGTATGCAGACAGGGGGAGGAATACTTACAGAATCAGAGATACCCGGTATTCAGAACACACATTAGAAGAACAGAAAAGGCGGACGAGGTTACATTTACCACACAAAGCCTTATGCAGTATTCTCCAAGGTCGGGAGCAGCAAGAGATTATAAGACATTCGTTAAGGAGTATTTGGAGGGATAGAATGGTATACAGAAACAAGGAGGGATATGCTGACCCCACAGCCGGGGCAGCAATCCACGAAGCAGAACCAAAGGCAAAGAAAAAGGAATACAACCCGGAAGTGACAAACCTTGTAAGCGTATTAAAGCAGATGATAGATATTGCAGGGTATGAAATGGTCGGACGTATCGTATTGAGAGATAAAGACACGGGAAAGGAGTATAGATAGTGGATTGTGGAATTATCACAGAGGAAAAGGAAGAAATGATATTGATTCCGAAGAGGGATTATATCAGATACATAGAGAACGAAAAAACACTTGATAACATCAGAAAAATTGTGACCGATTCGGACACAGAAAAATGGAGAGGCATAGGCATTTTGAGAATAGGAGGAAAGAGCAATGGCAGGATTTAATATTAACGATTTACTCAACGCAAAAAGCAAAGGGGCAGCAGTACAGGCAGAGGGACCGGCAGAACAGGAACAGGAGTTTAAGGTAACTATGCTTGATGTGGAGGACTTAATGCCGAGCAAAGATAATTTTTACTCCACGGAAAACATAGACGAATTAGCAATGTCTATTGAGTTGGTCGGACACATTGAGCAGAACTTAGTAGTAAAGCCGGAAGCACACGGAAAATACGAAGTAGTCGCAGGACACCGCCGTAGACTTGCAGCCTTGAAGTTGGTACAGGAGGGCAAAGAGGAATATAGAAAAGTGCCGTGCCTTATTAAAAAGGAATCCGACACAATCAAGGATAAGTTAAGCCTTATATTTACCAATGCAACGGCAAGACAGCTTACGGATTGGGAAAAGGTACAGCAGGCAAAGGAATTAAAAGAAATCCTTACCGAGTACAAGAGAGCATTACAGGAAGAAAACAAGGATAAGCCGAAAGAGGAAAGGGAGAAAATGGGGCGTATCCGTGATATTGTGGCACAGATGCTTAATACATCAACTACACAGATTGGAAGAATGGAAGCCATTGAAAACAATTTATCACAGGAGTTTAAGGATGAATTAGAAAAAGGCAATATCAATATTTCTACCGCCCACGAACTTAGCCGACTTGATGAAGAGGGGCAGAAACAGGCTTACGAAAAATACGAGGAAAAAGGCGAATTACATATAAATGACGTGAAAGAAGAGCCGAAAGCAGAGATTACGGACGAACAGGCGGAACAGGTGCAGAAAGCGATTAAAGAAGCCTTAAAAGGAGAGGTAAACCGTGCGGTATTCAGAGTAAAAGGCAATACGGCAGCAGTTGAAAAGGAATTGATTAAACACTTTTCAAAGACATTTACCGCCAAGACCTTAGAACTTAACGGAAAAGAATTTATTTACAGATTCCAAACGGAGGGAATGGCAATACAGATTAAGGAGGATTGGAGTACATATATTATCGAGTATGCCGACCTTGCGGAAATTGTTGCATTGATGATTGAAACGGAAGAATTGACCTATGACGATTCCAAAGAGGAAGCACCACAGGGACCGGCAGAGGAAGAGGATACCGAGGAAACACAGGAAAGCGGTTTTATGAATGAGCCGGAAGAAACACAGGAGGACGAAGAGGAAAACGACAATTTACCGGGACAGCAGGATATGAGTGATTACCCGGAATATGTACCTGAACCACAGGAAAAGGGATTATCCTTTACGGAATGGATAAGCAAAAAATACGGAACAGGTCAATATGACATGATAAAGAAAGAGGTAAGAAAGGTTATTATGACGGAATCCGAAAACGGAAATATCTGCCCGGCAGAGTGGGAAAGCAGATTAACCAACGCTTTATCCGTATGGGTAATGGGTAAAACGGCAGAGTATCAGAAATACTTACAGGGTTAGGCGGTGCGTATGGACCGTATCGAATACAAGGAGGGCGTTATTTGGTGCGGAGAAGAAAAGGCAAGCAATCAATTATCTACATTGGTTGCCTGCCTGTCCGCACAAATTGGAAAAACAGAAAAAGAAACGTGCGATTTAATAAATCAATTCATGCAATCCTTTGATTTGCTTATGGAGAAAATAAAAGACCTTGCAGAGAGGTTAAAAGATATTTTCGATATAGCAGAATCGGATATTTGCGAATCTTGCGAAGCCAAGAGGACGAAGCACGGCAGCAGTTGTATAGCAGAAATCGAAGCTACAGGAAAAGCAAGTATCAAATGGTGTGAAAAATACAGACCACCATGAAAGAAAGGATAGCATAAAATGAAGAATTGGGAAGTAGAAGCAATCTTAAAATTTTACAAAGATATTGACCTTGATATTAAGGTTACAGGCGAGTGGCTAGAGCAGTACGAAAGCGTGTATGATACCACAGGGGCAATTAACTATGACGGTATGCCACACGGAAGTAATACAAGCGATTCTACGGCTCTGCTTACAATCAAAATAGCAGGTACAGATACCGCAGAAAGAATTAAGGAATTAAAGGGCAGAATACAGGAGTTAAAGAAATTGAGAACGGAAATATCAAAAGAGATTTATTCCTTAACTCCGATTCACAAAGCTATTATATGCGGATTTTACTTACAGGGTCAAAAATGGGAACGCATAGCGGAACAGATTAGTTATTCTGTCCGACAGAGTAAAAATATAAGGTGCGTTGCCTTAGAGGTCTTAGGCGGAAAATTAGCAAGGAATAGAAATGTATCACGAAGCAAAATTTTAAAAGAGGTTTTGCATTAAAGATTGCCCGCTATTGCCCGATTTTATGTAGTATAATACTAAGATGAAAAGCGAAGCAGGGCAGCAGGATTTTATTGTTAAATCCTGTTGCCTTTTCGTGTTATAAAAATTTGAATTTGCAAAAATGCGAAGATTCCGAAAGAACGGAAAGCCGAAAACCGGGAAAACAAACGAAAGGAGGTTTTGACTTGGCAAGACAGAAAGACGAAAACAGGGAAAAGGCGAAGCAACTTTTTTTAGATTCAGACGGCTTGATGAAGAATACAGAAATTGCGGAAGCCTTGGGGATTGATTCGGCAAAGGTGCGAAAATGGAAGTGCGTAGATAAGTGGAATGATGCACTTGAAAATAAACCCAAAAAGAGGGGCGGACAAAAAGGCAATAAAAACGCCAAGGGTCACGGGGCCCCTGTAAGAAATAAAAATGCAGAAACGCACGGGGCATATTCCAAGGTGTATTTTGATGAATTATCAGAGGATGAAAAAGCATTGATAGAATCAGTTACCCTTGATACAGGGGAAAATACATTAAGGGAATTGCAAAGCCTTATAGCCAAAGAAAAAGATTTGGAAAAAAGAATAAAAGAATTAAATACGGATACCACAGGCAACCTATACACGGACAAGGTTGTAGAAATGCGTACGCCCGGAAAAGGGGAAGAGGATGCAGACCCATACGGTGCATACAATGAGGACAGCAAGGATACACCACAGGGACCGGCTCTAAGTGTGGCTATGGAAACAACTATTAAATCCTCTGCCTTTGAAAGGGCAATGAAGCTAGAGGACCAGCTCAATAAAGTACACGGCAGAATCATAAAGTTATTGGATACAATAAAGTCTTATGAGTTAGAGCAACGCCGTATCACATTGGAAGAGAAGCGGTACGCATTGATGAAACAGAAGATAAGCGGGGAGTATGATGTAGACCCCGACACAGGAGAGATAGACGATAGCTACACAGAGGACAGCGAGGACGGCGAGGTATAGGCACAGGCACACGGCAGCAGTAG